TATGAGATCGATTGGCATATCCGCTGCCACGTAGGATGGAACACGGACGGAGCGATCGAATGTGTCGAAGCCACCGGGCTGGATGACGTCAGCAATCTCTGGGTAGATGTTCTGGAGCTTCGCGTAGTGCTCATCGGTTTCCAGAATGAGATAAGGAATATCCTCCTCTTTCGTAGCCCATCCAGGAATCTTCACGTTGAGAGGGCCGTAGACTTCTAGGCATTCACGACCTTCTGGAGTATTCGTGTAGCCTACAATCCTTGGGAAGATCTCGTTGTAATCCTCGGACTCAGGCATCCCCTGGTATCCGCAATTCGGACAGGATGGTAGGTTGGTCGGCGGAGGGAGCCCTTGATCCATCCCCATTCCTTGATCCATCCCAGGAGATCCAAAAGAACCAGGAGGAACTCCGGTCATCTGGTCCATCTGCTGAGGAGGCATTGGCTGGTCCTCGGCAGGAGGGAGATTATCTAGGGGATGAGCGGCAATCTCTTCAGAGCCAAATCCCATCCCGCAAGAAGCACAGTAGTGCTCCCGCGTAGTGACCTGATGAGGTTTGGAGTCAGGTTCCTGCTTTATCCCGAACTTAGGATCCTTTCTGTATTCGTTGTAACCGAAGACGACCCCTTGGTTGTATAGGATATACAGAGCCTTCATGAAGATAAGCTCTGCAAAGTTGTGCTTCTGGATGAGTTCACCGATCTTCGTGTATGCCTTAGCCGTCGAAACGTCAGAGGCATTATCAGCGTCGTCGGGGAAGAATGGGACCGTCGGAGTCGCCGCAGACATCGCAGCGATGATTACCTCACCGTGCGCGCGATAGATGTTGACAACTTTGGCGTAGAGTGCAGGATCGATATCCGCTGTGGGATTCTCCTCTTTAGCTTGCTCCGCAGTTCTCCAATCACGAGCGAAGTCGGACCACCAGATGTATTGGAGGTTATCCCAATAACACATCTGCTTGCGCCACTTCTTTTCGAGAGATTCCCGGACGAATTGGTCGGCGCGCTCCATCTGACTGACGATATCGACGATGTTCTTAGCCCACTTCTCCTCGTAGATAGGCTTGGTCACTTCATCGGTAATATCGGCGGGAGTGGGATCAGGGAGAAGTGGATCGACCGGAGAAGCGACCTGTGGGTTCTCCGGGGGATTCTCTGAAACATCCAAAAGATCTAGAGGAGTTTCGCCCATTACTGAACTTTCTCAGGACATCTGAATCGAGGTGTCTGCTCAGCAATCCTTCGAGCTTCGGCTTCAGACTCACCGAACAGACGAATCTGCATCTGATATTCCGTTTCGACCGGGTCGAGCATAGCACAGTCGTAGCAAATCTTCATTCCGTTCTTCCCATACGGACGAAGCTCGTCGACCTTTCCACATTGCTCGCACTTCGCGTCGGGTTCCGGAACGATGAAGATAAAGTTTCCGACTCTCCCGCTCATTCGACAACTTTCCTACTCAGACCAAGCCACGTTCCCTCTGATGGTATGGAATGCCATGAATCGTCCAGTCAGGCTTCGAGCCCCAATCAATCCCCCAATCAATCGCCTCGATTTTCTTCATGTCGAAGAACTTATCGAGAGGATTCTCCGGTTTCAGAGCCGCGATGAACGGAGCAGCAACGACCGATGAGAGAAATTGTCGACGATTCACTTCATTCTTCCGATCTTCGCGTCCTCACTTGTCAGAGGAATGTCGACCTCTGATTTCGGATCGTTGAAGACCACCGCCTTGATAGCCCACATCGCCGTCTGCTCATTGTTCGTGATGGCGATGGACTTCTGTCGTGAATCGGCACAGCAAGCCTGAATCTCCCTCTCGACGAAAGAGAAAGCGGCGCGCAACCGATTCACCTTGTCGAGACCTTCGGGACTCGGCTTGTGATACGCGTAGGGCTTGTCGATGAGATGACCTTCGGACGTGAGCATTTCAGCCATCATAATCTCCTATGCCACACTGATTGGGGAACAGAGCCACCCACAGACCCACGTATGAAGCAACCCAATGATTGCAACGACGATCGAAGCGATGATCAGAGCGAGCCACATCCTTCCCAACTTCGGGAATCGATCTACGAGGAAATAGACAACCAGAGCGATCAACCCGAGAATGACGATGATGTGGATAATGTTCAGAATCATCTTATCCTTCTTTCTGCTCCCGTTCCCGATCCGCCTTCTCGACCTCCTCGATCTTCTTCACCCAATGGTCGTGCTTCTCCTTGGACTCCCGTTCCAGTTCGGCGCGCGTTTCGTCCCAGGGTTTCCTCCGGAGCTGAATGGGTTCTGGACTCTTCTCACTCTTTGTTCTTTCCGAGATCCCCATCCGATCCATTATTCTATTCTGAACGTCTCTTTCCCTCTGGAGGGATTCTTCCAAACGCGCGCGAAGGTAGGAGATTTCTGATAAGTGCTGCGCCCTATCTGCCTCAAAGCGACGCTGTTGCTCCTCAAGCTTATCGATCTTCTGAACGAGCTTAGGATCGAGTCGCAAAGTGACGCCCACGTCTTCTCCCTCTATGGACCGATTCAGACTTCCGAGTGAACTCTTTATCGTATGAATGCATCTGACGATAGAATCGATTGTAGTCCCCGGTCGTTTCTAGATTCTGGATTATTTCTCCGAGTTTAGTTTGCTTGACGTGGAGCTTTGCTGAGAGCTTGATATACCTCCAGAACGCCTTGATAAGATATCTGCCACCATCGTAGGCGTCATCTCCGTTGAACTCGGCGACGTCTTCGGTGGGTTCTCCTTCTTTCGTTTCGTAGACGCAGGCTGGGATGACCTTGCGGAACTCTGTGCAGCTTCGGCAGATCTGGAGCTTAGGGAGGTTGAGTTCTGGTTGCTCTGGTTGGAAGAGCTGGAGGTATTCTTGGAACGACTCGGAACCAGCCATTCTAAGAATCCTTTGAGCAGTCTCTTCATTGTATCCCTCCAGAGGAACGTATCTAGGGGGCTTTGGTTTCCATCTCAACATCTCGTGCATTAGGAGCTTACCACCTAGACGATCATTCTCCGCTTGCTCGAAATGGATCCCAGTCGCTTCTATGATCTGCTCGGCAATTGTCTTTGGTCCCCCTCTTTTCTGCCAACCCGATGGATCTAGGGTCGCTGCTCCGAGAAAGTCAAGGTCAACCTGAGAGATTCGACGAACGTCTGCGCCCCACACAGCAATGTCGGTTTTCTCACAGACGTATTCTTTATAAAGGAACAATCTTCCATCCGGAGCGACTGCTCCCCATCCGACCCAGGTCTTTGCTGTATATCCCCAATCAGCAGCGATAACACGAGGCCACCAATAAGGAGGAGTAAAATCGGCAACAACATGACAAGCATGAGTAGGCTCATCCGTGAAGTGTTGACCGAGGAACGGGTCTCTCCATTCATTGAAAACCTGTCCTGAGAATACCCACCAATCCCCGTCGATCTTCGCGCGCCTCTCAGCCTCTGGAAGGAGACGAAGGCGATTTATGTAGGTCGGATCCTTCTCCATCAACGCCGGATTATCTGTCAACCTAGCGGGTATGAAGATCCGCTTGGTCTGAGAATCCGGATCGAAGATGATTACGTATCCGTTTGGTGCCAGAGCAACGAAACGATCCCTAACCCAAACATGACCAATGTTCCCTGGATTCGATGCGCTCCTTACTAGTGCCGGAACGTTATCTAAAGTGCTCCTGACCCTCGAAGTAATGTAGGTATAAACGAACTGCTTAAACGCCGTTAGCTCGTCGAATCCAGCATAATGATACTCCGCCGTATCATGCTCTCGCGCGTCATTCTCAGTCTCAAGATAAGAAAGCCGAACGCGCGCACCTGATGGGAAAGTCCAAACATGTTTTGTATCGTTGTATGTTCCTCCTAATGGTTTGTAGAATCCTTGACTCCTAGGGATGAGTGATTCTTCTAATTGAGGAAACGTCTGACGAAAGAGAACGCCGTGGAACCCTGGGATCTCATGGAATTGATAGATAATAGGGAGCATCAGGAGGAGTTCGCTTTTACCTCCTCCTGCTGCGCCTCCGTAAAGAGCCTCGAAGACCGACCAAGGGATCTGGATAAAATCTGCTTGTCGAAGGTTAGGTTCCCAGATCTTATCAGATCTCGCAGCAACGCTTATCAAGACTCTTCATCCGTTAGATCGCCGGACCCGATACCGAAGAAGAACTCGATGACGTCGGGGTCGGGCTCGTCCCAGACGGAGAGGTTGGCGAAGACGGCGTCGTTGAGCCAGATGACCCAGCTTCCGGAGGGGGAGGGTTCATCTTGGCTACCGCCTCTGCCATCTCCTCGTCTGACAAAGGGGGGAGACCAGCGTCCTTCCTCTGTGCAGCAATCTTCTCCGCGTTGAGAACGTCATCGGGAACGTCGATCCCTGCGGCCTTCGCGAACTCGATCGGAAGGACCAGAGTGAAAGTCTCCTCGGTCTTCCCGTTCTTCGCAGGGTCTACGTCGTAGGTCTTCTCTCCTGGGAGCGCGTCTCTCTCGATCACTGCATCGACGATGTGATCGTTTGGAAGAGCCTTCAGATCTCCTCGTGGAGTCGGGACGTTCAAAGCGCCGGTCCCCCAATATCTCCGGATCGGCATCTTGAAATCCAGAGTCCCGCTCTTCGTCTCGTCAACCGGCTTGTCGGCTGGAAGGGTCGGAGCCGTGGGTGTCGTCGTTGCCATGATTATCCTTTCTTTCCAAACATACCTTTGGACTTTTTCTTTTTCTTGTCCGAATGCTTACCAGTGACAGGAGTATCCGGATGGAGAGAATTGTAGATCCTCGCTGCCTTGGTCTTAGCTTCCGCTAATCCCATTTGTCCTGAGAACTTGTC